GACAGTGAATGGAAACCAAGAACACAGGTAACTGAAATTACGACTGCTAAATACTACGGTGTTGCTCTCACAAATGAGGCAAAAACCTGTATTGCTAAGTTTGCAGTAACAGCACCGGCACAGGGCTGATCCTAAATAAAAGAGAGGGGATGATCTAATGCTGATGAGTGTAAGCGAGCTACTGTTAATTCCGTCATTCTCAGATATTCCGGAAGAGGTATTGAAAAGAAAGCTTGATGCCATTGAAAGCCTGATCCGGTCATATACGAACAACAATTTTCAGGTGCGTGAAGCCCGATTTAGGGCACAGGGCAAGGCTGATCTGCTGTATGGTTCATCCCCTTACATCAGGAAAGATGATACTGTACAACTGAATGGTATTAACTTTGGATTATATGTGGTACGTGAGCTAATAGATGGACAGACAAGGGTAGATCGGGAGTTATTCGATGCTGATTGTGTAATGGTTACGAAAGTATCTTATCCGCCCGACATCAAAGACGGTGTGATTAATCTTCTGACATGGGAAACTGAGAACCGCGACAAGGTAGGCATCAAGTCTGAATCCCTGAGCCGGCACAGCGTAACCTACTACGATCAGGATGCCAGCAATCAAATCATGGGGTATCCGGTATCCCTTCTGGGGTTTCTGAAGCCTTATATGAAAGCGAGGTTCTAATCATGCATATAAGAAGCAACCTGACTGCAGTAATACAGACGAAACAGCAGTCAGGGAAGAATGATGTCGGGGAAATAGAATACTCTTGGCAGGACGCAATGACGGTTTCTGGATGGCTTGATCTTATGGGCGGTGATTCGAAGTACAATGTGTATTCTGCTAAGCTGCAGGATTCTACTCATATATTCATTTCCGATTATTATCGGATCCCGAACATCATTACTGCCGGAAACAGCCGCATGATCATTAACGACAAAGTCTATGACATCCTGCTGATTGACAATCCGATGGAAATGGATGAACAGCTTGAAATTTACCTAAAATACGTGGGAGCGTGATAATATGGCGGTCGTATTTGAAGATAACAGTATGAGGGTCAAGGAGGCCATTAACCAATGTGGAATCGGGTGGTTATACGAGGCTGCTGGTGAATTGGAAGCGCAGGTGAAAAGAAACACTAAGGTCGATACTGGTCAAACAAAGGGATCGTGGGAATATAGCGTGAATGAAGATGAGGGCGAGGCAGTAATTGGATCAGCATACGAGAATGCGATCTGGGAGGAATTTGGTACTGGTGAATACGCCCTGAATCATGATGGACGCAATAAGCCTTGGGTATATAAGGATGTACATGGAAACTGGCATACAACCAGAGGGAAGAAGCCACGAAGGGCGCTTTGGCATGCGTACACATCCCTGAAATCTCAGTTGATTAATTCGGCTGATGAGAAGTTCGGAGGTTTGGGAAAATGAAAGAAGTATTGGGGTATATCAATAGGGAACTTGAAAAGATCGGTGTCCCTTATGAATTCATGAGGTGGAACAGCGCCGTCAAGTATCCATACAGTACCGGAGAACTCTCTGAGTATGAACCTATGACCGAGGACGGGCTGCAGGAGAAGACGCTGCTGATCACAGCTGTGACAAACAATAGCTGGTCCGAGTTGATGGGCATAGCGGAGAAAATCGAAAAGCATTTCCCTCCGATTGGGGGTAGAACCACTATCTTGGATGATGGATCCGGGGTGGCGGTTTTCTTTTCGAATACTATGCCGATTCCGTCTGATGTCGAGGACCTGAAGAAATTACAAATCAATCTAAATATAAAGTTATGGAAGGTGGTATAAATGTTAGGTGATGAGATTAGAGCATCCGGTGTGAGTGAAAAAACACCTGGTAACATATTGTTAGGAGCCGGTACTATACACAAAGGGCTTAAATACGCCACTGGTGGATGGAACACAGTAGAAACATGTGTAGGTGCAACCAATGGGGGGAATAAGTTTACAATAAAGCCAGAATTTATTGATGTGTCGGTTGATGGCGGCCATGTAAAAGTAAAAGGACTGACACAAAAAGTCGGTGAAACAGCAACTATGGAGGTAAATGTAACAGAATTAACTCCGGAGATGATTAAAGCCGCGGTTATTGGTAAGGACGGAGCATCAGATGCAGAAGGATACAACGTTATTGAATCTAAACCCAATATCGAAGAAGGAGACTACTGGGAGAACATTGCTTTTGTTGGAAAAACAGTCTCTGGTAGACCCATTATCGTAATCATAGACAACGCACTCTGCACATCTGGATTAGATATTGAGGGAAAAGATAAGGACAGCGCAACGGGCAAATACACGTTTGAAGGATCCCAAGAGTTAACGGAAGATCTTACGGTGGTGCCATATCATATTTATTATCAGTCGTCTAGTGACAGTGAGAAAGGGGCTTAAAAATGGGAGATGTAGTTAATATTGAAAGCACAGAAAAGAAGTACGAATTGAGAGACCTTCAGGCACAGGACATTTTTCCGATGGTGCGAATCATTCAGAAGATAGGATTCAAGGAGTTTACAGCTGCATTCAGTGTGGATCAGGTAAAAACACTTTTGTCCTCCGCTGAAGGCAAAAAGGACAATAAGAAAGATAAAAAAACTGATGGTGATGATGTCATTGCGATTGGTATGTCTATTGCAATGAATCTTGCTGATATAGTTATCAGCCATCTTGGAGCTTGCGAGCAGGACATCTATCTATTAATCGGTAGTCTGGCAGGCCTGAAGCCGAAAGAGGTCGCAAAGCTACCACTTGATGTATTTATCGGTTTGGTCGTAAGCATATTTAAGAAAAAGGAATTTGCGGGTTTTATTGGGGCTGTTTTGAAATATCTGAAATAGGAGTAAATAAATTCAGGGACTTGGTATTTAAACGATACGCAAGCCCTTTTTTACTGCTCAATTCAGTGGTTGTGGATGGAGATCTTTCGGGCTTTATTCACGATCTGATGGACATCGTACAAGAGGAGTATCAGTGGGAATTTTATTTACACAAGATCATTGGGATGTCCTATGACGAGTTCCGGAAAGAAAGCAAGGCGGAACCTAAAATGACACAGACAGATATTCAGACAGCGATAAAGCATTCTATGGATATAACCGCAGAATTTGTGCCGAAGGAAGGAGGTGAGTGCTAATTGATGGGTGAAATATTCCGGTTGTTTGGTACGATCGGAATAAAAAACAGTGAAGCCAATAAGGCAATCGATGAAACCACTGGAAAAGCTGAAAATTCTCACAGCCGGATGTCTAATGTATTTGGAAAGATCGGCGGTGTGGCAGCAAAAGCCGGTAAAGCAATTGCAGTTGGAGTTGGTGCCGGCGCCGTAGCACTAACAGCGATATCTAAACAAGCTATCGATGATTATGCAAATTATGAACAGCTTGTCGGTGGTGTTGAAACATTGTTCGGTAAGAGCAGTGACACAGTGGTTAAGTACGCGAATGACGCTTATAAGACCGCTGGACTATCCGCAAACGACTACATGGAGACAGTTACATCGTTTTCTGCGTCATTACTACAGTCATTAGGCGGCGATACAAAAAAGGCATCTGAGGAAGCCAATAAAGCTGTAATTGACATGGGCGATAATGCCAATAAGATGGGCTCTAATATGCAGGATATACAAAATGCATATCAGGGCTTTGCGAAACAAAATTACACCATGCTCGACAACCTTAACAACATGGGGGCACTCGTCGCATAAATAAAGGACGATGTGCGAACTCTCTCTAATTGACTTGGAACTCCTGAAGAGGGCAACAGGGCGCAAGGGTAATGCCAGCGTGAACGACTGAGCGAGAGAGCTTCTATATAATAGAAGAAGCGACAGTCTGAACTGCAAATATAACAAAATGAAATTGCAGATTAACAAAATGCAAATTAGGGTATGGGGGAACGAAAGAGGAGATGGAACGCCTCCTTTCTGACGCAGAGAAAATTAGCGGTATTCACTACGATATTGGCAACTATGCAGATGTTGTAGATGCAATACATGTCATGCAAGACAGCATGGGCATTACTGGAACAACTGCCAAAGAAGCAAGCACAACTATTCAAGGTTCCATAAGCAGTATGAAAGCTGCATGGACAAACTTTCTCACTGGCATGGCAGATCCGGATCAGGATTTTAATGCCTTGGTTGGAAATCTGGTTGATTCGGTCGTAACGGTTGCAGACAACTTAATTCCACGAATACAGGCATTGCTTCCGAGGCTTGTAGACGGAATTTCACAGGTGATCCAGAAATTAGCGCAATATCTACCTAAAATACTGAAGGAGCTATTGCCGTCGCTGATACAGGGTGTAACAGGATTGCTTACGGCATTGGTTGGGATGTTGCCACAATTATTGCAGATCATTATACAGATATTACCGGACCTGATTCAAGCTATAGTACAAATATTCCAGGCGATTGTAAAAGAACTTCCGAAACTGATACAGATGTTGGCAGATGCATTACCTGAAACACTTCCTATTTTAGTGGATGGCGCTGTACAGCTTGTGGCTGCACTTGTGATCCAATTGCCACAAATTATTATGGCCCTTATTAAGGCTATACCCGCGATTATAGCGTCAATTGTCAAAAGTTTTGGACCTTTGGGTAATGGATTAGTTACAGTTGCAAAAGCAGGAGTCGAGGGTGTTACAAAGAAGTTTCATGAAATGTCTACAAAAGTCGGACCTATTGTAAAGAAGCTTGGAGATAGCATTGCAACACATTTTAATGCTGCAAAAGAAAAGGCCGGAAATGCAATTGAGAAGATTGGTAATAAGTTTGGGCCCACATTCTCAAAAGCGCAGGAAACTGTTCGTAAGGCTATTAATAAGATCAAAGACTTTTTCAACTTTGACTGGCATCTTCCAAAGCTTAAAATGCCACATTTTAATATGAAAGGTAAATTCTCTCTTGATCCGCCCTCTGTGCCACATATCGGCGTGGATTGGTACAAGAAAGCAATGGATCAGCCAAAGATCCTGACTGAACCTACGGTATTTGGTATGAACCCATCAACAGGTAATTACAGAGCTGGAGGGGAAGCAGGAGACGAGGTTGTAGCAGGTAAGAATACACTTTTGAACCTGATCCGTGAAGTAGTATCAACAGAAAACAATCGAAATACGGATGATATCGTTGATGCAATCATGAATGGCATGGCGAACTTAGCATTACAGATTGATGTTTACCTAGGTGGCAGAAAAATCTATGACAAGCTGACTAAGGGTGTGATCAAGAAGGTAACAAGGGAACAGGATGATAAATTCGGAGCGAAAGGAGTGCATGCATGAAGTATAGTGTAGAGTTTGACGACGTGAAAAGTGAAGATCTGTATGTGTATGCTACTCAGCGCCCTGATATCCCTGCGCCGGTTTATGATCTGACAGAGATCACAATACCAGGGAGAGACGGGGCACTACATATTGATAATAAGCGGTATGAGCCTATAACCATATCGATTACATTTACATATGTGGGGCCCGCGGATTCCTGGGCAGAAATATGGCGCAAATGTAAGAAGTGGATGGCTGCACGTAATACAACGTTGAGATTTTCGGATGATAACGGGTATTTCTACCATGCCTATAATGTGAAATTAGATAGCAATAGCCGTAAAGCACACCGTGTAGGCGAATTTAAGGCTGATTTTGTTTGTGCCCCTTACATGTATCTGGATAACGGAACGGAAATCCAGGAACAGGGCAAGACGCCCCTCTGTATACTCACTACGAACGGCAAGTACTTGCTGACTGATGAGGGGAAAGCGATCCGGACAACCTACTGGCAGACACTAATTAATAATGATTATGAGATCTGTCATCCGGTTTACGAAATAACCGGTGATGGAAACTGTGAAATGTTTATTAACGGTTATGAGATTAAGATGTATGTAGCTGGTACACTGATTATCGATACAGAGAATGAAGTTGCGTACCGCGGTGATGGCGAGAAGGTAAGCCAGACAATATCCGGAAGATATCCGGACATGTGGTTGCAGCCGGGGAGGAATAAGATCGTAGTGCAGGATAAATTCGACCTGTCAATCACGCCAAACTGGAGGGAGTTGTAAGCATGATCGAGATATATAAGTCGACAAATCATAATTACGATTATAACGGTGATGCCGTGCTACATCCCTACTCCTGCATTCTGGACACGAATGGATGGAAATTGACGATCGATAACCCCGCAGATGACAACGCACCACTGTTCACACGGGAGGCAATAATAACAGTTCCTACATGGTACTCTGATAAACAGCTATTCCGGATATACGACTATGAAAAGTCTGAATCCGGAATTACTGCATATGCACGTCCAATTTTTTATGATAGTGCTCACGATACATTGCTGATCGACACACGTCCCACTGACAAGACGGGACAAGGTGCGTTGGATATCATGACTGCCGGCACTCGATACTCCGCAGAATCGGATATTACGACTGTAAACACAGCCTATTATGTTCGCAAGAACCTGATCGAAGCAATTATGTCGGACGATGAAAACAGTTTCTTGAATCGCTGGGGCGGTCAGCCGGTGTTTGACAACTATAAAGTTATAATCAATAAGCGAGCCGGCGGAGACTATGGAGCACAGGCCCGCTTTGGGTACAATTTGAACGAGATCGAAGAACACGTGAACATGGACGAGGTGGCAACCCGTATCGTGCCCGTCGGATACAATGGGCATACTCTTGATGGAGCTAAGCCCTGGGTAGACAGCCCGTTGATAAAAAAATATGAGATCGTATATACAAAAGTCGTGAAATATGAAGACGTCAAGTTACAGGAAGATTGCCAGGACGATGAGCCCGGTTTTGGGACTCTTAAGGAGTACCAAGACGAACTGGTCCGGAGAGCCAAAGCGGATTTTAAGGCCGGTGCGGATCTCCCCACGATTGAATACGAG